GATACTTCAGTAAGAAACGATGAATCACTAATTAAGATGGCCTCTATTGCACAAAGAATGATTGCATCTAAGGATAAGGTAGAAGGTGATACAGGATTCCTATCGGATGATGAAAAGGAACAACTTCTAAAACAATTAGATGAAACAATTGCTGAAGTTGCAGATGAACAAGATTTAAAGGTTGATGAACTTACAAACGAAATAGAAGAACTTAAACAAAAGGTATCTAAGTAATGGGTAGAACTTCAATATCAAATAGTAGTTTTTATTCTAATAAAGGAAAGAAACTTTATGAAGGAGCTAATTCAAGAGTTGGTACAGTTATATTTGTACACCTTGATGATTCTGAAGCAGAACCATTAGAACTGCCAAGTGATTTAACAGATAAAGTACATGATAAACAATTTGTAATTGGATATTGTAAAATTGTACAAAGAGGTGAATCTACTTATAATGTAAATAATATACCAGAATATCCACCATCAAATCCTGATGAGGGAATCCCACTACTTGGAGAAACTGTTCAGTTGGTAGAAGTGGGAGGTAAACTTGCTTATAAGAGAATTCCAAATATAAATTTAAATGCTGGTAATGCTGTTGAAGATGCATTATTAAGAGGATTGCCTGATGAGGAATCTGGAGGTGGTAGTAAAGATTATTCAACCACATCACAAACAGGTACGGCTAACTCTTCTGATGAAGGAGATAGAACAACTAAGTTCGGTGAGTATTTTGAAAAGAATCAAATAAACCCATTACGATTATATGAAGGTGATAAATTAATTCAATCTCGATTTGGACAATCGATTAGATTTAGTGGATATAATAATGATGAAAACATTTTAGCTCCTACTATAATAATTAGAAATAAACAAAATCCAAAATCATTTGATGAGTTAAAAGAGTATCAACATACTGAAGAAGATATTGTTGAAGATGGTTCTACTATAGCAATAACAAGTGGAGAGTACTTATTAAACTTTGTACCAGGAACAGAAGATTCACCATTTGATACCGAACCAATATATCACACTCCACCTGATGAACTAAAAGGTACAGACCAAGTATTGGTTAATAGTGGTAGAATTATTTTATCAGCAAAAGATTCTGAAATGATATTTTACTCTAAGGGAGATTATTCATTTATATCTGATGGTAAACTTACAATTGATAATGGTAATGATGGTGCTTCAATTGATTTGAATGGTGATTTATTGATTACTACCAATGATAATGATATGAAGTTTTTGGCCAGTAGTGGAGAAATTTACCTTAACACAGAATCGGATGAACAACCATTAGTAAGAGGACAGGTTTTAGTTGATTTACTAAAAGACCTTTGTTCAGAACTTCAGAAAGAAATACATCCAACACCAGCAGGACCATCAGCTCCACCATCAAACGCATCAGCATATGCAGGAATATCGAATAAGTTAGATACTATTTTATCTACATTAAACTTTACGGAGTAAACTAATGTCATTTGCTTTATTTAAATCAAATATGTTTATGTACATGAATCGACCTGAAGGTATAGATTCATATAAAGACTTTGCGAAAAAAATTACCGATGAATATGATATAGCGGCTCGTAGTGGAATGCAAACTATAAACAATATCCCACTTTCTAGTCCGAACAAATCTTTAATGAAGATTTTGGTAACACTAGCTTGTGCTAAAGCACTAAGTAAGAAAAGTGGTTATCATAATTTTATAGATGATATTGGAAAGGGATGTGTTGGTTATTGGACAGGTGCAACACTATTGACAGGAATACCACCAATTATACCATCAATTGGTGCAATACAAAATATAACATCAACCGCTGCCTTTACTTTAAACCCTGGTACTTGGACACCGGTCGGCCCACTAATACCTACTACTGATATTAATATGTTTTTGGATAGATTGATAATGGCAATGCAAATGCATCTTACAACAGTTAGTGGATTATACATAACAATATCAATGTATCCAGGATTCCCACTTATACCACCTGCACCTGGTATCTTAACTTGGACGGGATTTACAATACCATAAAATTGATAATAATATATTTATATTAAGATAAACTAAATTAAATAAAATGGATTCAAAACAATTAGTAAAAGTTATCAAAACCATTGTTGAGGCAGAAGTTGCTAAAAAACATGAGAGGTTTCTTACTAAAACCTTTCCAAAGATATTGGAAGAGGAAGTTAAGAAACGATTAGCAGAGGAGAAGGGAGGTGTAGTCAGCGTTCCCTCTACGCAAGTTCCACAGTTAGTGAATGAGGTAGACCCATTTGAACAGGCAGAACTTGCATTACAGGAACAAAGACAAGCACCAAAAAAACAATTTACTAAAAATTCTGTTTTAAATGAAGTATTGAATAATACAAAACCATTTACAAAAGAACAGAGACAAGGTGGAGCTGGTGGTACTAAATCTGTATTAGATAAGTTACCCCAACAACCTATCCAAGAAAGTATGGATAAAACAGTTACCTTTACAGAACAAGGTGCTGGTGCTGGAGTGGAAGGTATGAGAGCAAATATGGCTGCACAAATGGGTTATGGTAGTGTAAATCAAGGTAGTGTTAGTAAAACAGGCCTTGGAGTAAAAACAGGATTACCTGGTTTAGATAGAATTTTAAACAGAGATAATTCCGAACTTGTAAAAAAGTTTAAGAGATAATGGTAAGTGGATTGATTATAGTGGTAATGGGAATTATTTTAATAATCACTATAATCCAAAACTTATTTAAATAGGAGAAATGATATGGCATATGTAATCGGTAGAAAGGTACTGAAAGATACAGAAGATTTTGATTCTTTTGCATATGGTATTACATTGCCTATAAAGAATGGTGAAACTGGATTTTTTGAACAAGCATTTACTTCTTATGAACAAGCTAAATCAAATTTAAAGAATCTTTTACTTACTAAAAAAGGTGAGAGAATAATGCAACCAAACTTCGGAACAGGATTACAATCTTTATTATTTGAACAGATTGATGATACTTTTGAACAAAAGATACAAGAAACAATAACCAAAAATGTTAATTATTGGTTACCATATATTTCTATTAAAAATATTGATGTAGAAATGACAAACGAATTGAAAGACCAAAATAGGGTAAACTTAAGTTTAGAGTTTACTGTTGGTAATCAAATTGATTTACAAGAATTAACATTTACAGTACAAGGAACAAATTAAGATGGCATTAAATTCAGCAAACTTTAAAAGTAATAACGGAAGAAATATAAAATATCTTGCTAAAGATTTCTCTCAATTTAGAGGAAACTTAATTGAGTACGCTAAAACATATTTCCCAAAAAGTTATTCTGATTTTAATGAAACATCACCAGGTATGATGTTCATAGAAATGGCTTCGTATGTTGGTGATATTCTTTCTTACTATACAGATGATTCTTTAAAAGAATCTTTAATGTTATATGCAGAAGATAAAGAAAATGTTATAGCATTAGCACAATACTTAGGATATAAACCGAAAACAACTTCACCCGCTTTATGTGAAGTAACTGTTTATCAGTTAGTACCATCTACTGGAACAGGAGAAGAAAACAGACCCGATTCTGATTTTTACTTAAGAATAAAAGAAGGTATGGTAATCGAATCTTCCAAAACAAGTACTCAATTTAGAACAAGTGAGTTGGTAGATTTTAATGATGAAACTGATAGAGAGATTACAATATATGAAAGAGATTCTGGTGGTGAACCTACTCAATATCTTATAAAGAAAAAAGTAAATGCATTATCTGCAGAGTTAAGAGAAGTATCTTTTAATTTTGGTAGTACACCAAATAACTTTTCAAAATTAGAAATAGCAGATACAAATGTAATTGATATTTACGATGTAAGAGATTCAAATGGTAATAAGTGGTATCAAGTACCTTACCTTGCACAAGAAATGGTATATGTTGATTATCCTATATCAGAACAAAAAGATAAAGACCTTTCACAATTTAAAGATTCAGTATCAAATGTTTTACAATTAGTTAAAACATCGAGAAGATTCACTACAAAAGTAAATGGTGATAATACAACAACAATAGTATTTGGTGGAGGTACTTCAACTAATGATGAAACACTAATTCCTAATTTTAAAAATGTAGGATTGGGGTTAAACTCATCTATTGATAGATTGGGTTCTTCATTTGACCCATCAAACTTTTTAAAAACAAAAACATATGGACAGGCACCGACTGGAGAATTTACTGTTTCATATTTAATTGGTGGTGGAGTAGAATCAAATGTTGGTAAGGGTGAACTTACAACTATTCAAAGAATAGAATTTGATGATGATGTAAAAACATTTGTAGGAGATGATTTAACTTTATATAACAGAATGAAATCTTCTGTTGCGGTTGATAATGAAATGCC